GTCATCAAAATATGTAATATTAAAATTATCTACTCTTTTCGTAAGATTATATCTATCTTGAATAACAGATGCTTTTGGAATTGAGATAGCATCAAAGCCATTATCAGCCGCATATCTAATTAATCTTTTAATAGTCATTTCGTACCAAGTATTTTTAAATGGAAAGTCTTTAATTAAATCATCTGGTGGTGTTTCTTTTATAGCCGCTTCAATATCTGCATCTGTTATATTTTTAAAATTATTTTCTTCAGTTTGTCTCAAAGACATAGCTTGTTCTGTTTCTGCTTTAGCATTATCTAAAGTAGCTATATTTCTTTGTTTGGCTGATTGAACTAAATCTGATTGCATCTCTTCAACAGCTAATACTTTTTTGCCATTCGTTAAAGTTCTAGTTTTAAACCTTACATGAGCTATTTCACCACTTGCTCCAAAATGAGGAGAGGATTTTATTCCGAAATCTTCTATCTTTCCTTGCTTAGTAACATTAGTTTCTAATGGAAAATTGCCACCAACATTGTCTCCGCCTTTTGATAAAGTTAAAACTAACTCACTATAATTTTCTCCACCAGCCGATGTATATTGATCGTATTGAGATTTAGGCATAAAAGCTGTATCCGTAAATTGTCCTAAAGCTTCCATAAGATCATCTCCACCATCACCAAATGTTGCATACATTTCTTCATTAGATCTAATATTCATCTCATTGAATACTGCCACTCTTTGATCTTTAGGAATTTCGTATCTTATATGATTAGAAATATAAGCTCCATTATTATCTAAATATTTTTTGAAGTTTTCAAATTCATCTGATTGAACATGAAATCCATTATGAGTATCTGAATTTTTAATTGTCTGCTCTGGTAAAGTAGTCTCACTTGAAAAATTATCATAAAGTTGTTTTTCCATATTATCTGTTAATAAGTTTTTTGTGCTTTTACTTTTAATTGCATGAATTAAATAGTGATCGCCAAATGTCGTATCAAAATAATATTGACCTATTGCACCGCTCATATCATCATCTAATCCATTTACAGCTCCATATAAATTGTACTCATTCATAAAACTTCCAAAATTATAATTTTGATCTGTTATATCTGGTGCATCAATACCTTCTGCATATTGTGTTTTTTTAATTTTAAAATTATCTATTCTTTTATGTTTAGCTTCTCTTAAATAATCTAAATGATCTGAAACATATCTTAAACCTTCATGATTAGTTTTTTCAATTTCTTCATAAATGTTATCTTGTATTTTTCTTATTTCTTTATCAGAATAATCGACTAAAGATTTTGATTTTAGTTTTTCTGGTGTATCTACAAAGTTACCAAATTTTCTTTCATTAACATCAAGTCTGTTAGCTTCTATAAATTCTAATATTTCTTGTTGTGTTACATTCTTTTTGTCTTTTAAAAATCCTTCAAGACCAATCCATTTTAATTCGTTTTCTTTAACACCTGGAGTATTCTTAATTGTATTATAAATCTGTTCTCCAGCTCCTTTAGTAATTTTTGTTTCAACAGCGGTTTTAACTGCTGATTTAAAGACTGGGACTTTACTTACTGCATTAACTATTGCTTTAAGCGGATTACCTTCAGCTTCATTATCTATTGTTAAAGCTGTAGTTCCAGCAGTAGTAGCAGTCATTGCTGGAATATATCTCTTCATAAATTTGAAAGCATCTATGATGCCTGGAATAGCAGTTGAGAAAGCTCCATATTCTAATGCTTGGACCACTTCATCTGCAATAAATTCTTCTGGAGTATTAGGTAAAATTCCAATTAGATTTTTTAGTCCAACAATATCTTTTTCAAAGAACTCTTGAGCAAAGGTACTTTCATTACCCATAATTTTATCTTCAATTCCAATAGCTCCACCAATACCACCAGAAATAAAGAATGCTGGGTATTTTGGTACACCAGCTTTTTTTAAACTATTATAAATAGGCATAGAATAAAGTAAGTCTTGAGACATCACTCCAACTAATTGAGAAACAAAATTATCATCTTTTTTAAACTCATTAAGATATTCTCTAGCCTTACCTAAATTATTTGAAACATTAGTTGCTGTGTCGTAAATTTGTTTTTCGTTATCTGCAGTCATAAAACCATTTGGCATTCCTGTTACCAAAGGCATTTTATCTAAAGCTTTTGCAAACAATGGTGCTAGATTAGTTGCAACATCTGCTCCATTAATTACAGCAGTAGCTAAACTTAAAACTGTGTCTTTTCCTGTATCGACAATAAAGTCTGCAACATTACTAAAAAATTCTTTTTGTACTTCTGGTGTTGCATGTTTTGCAATCCAATCTTCTTTAGTTCCACCTTGATTTATAAAGCCATCAAAATCTTCAAGAATGACTGGAGATAGATTTGCTTTTTGTTCATAACCTTCAAGAATAGACGTATCCATTTTATTATCTTGAAATAATTTATAAGCATCACTTTCTCTTACTTCTCTTTTTTCAAAGTCTGGTAAATATATGTTATTTAATAAATCACTCATTAATTTTTATCTGGATCATATTTAAAGTTACTTGTGCTTTGACCACTTTTAGTAGCCCATTCAAATTTTGCTGTTTGATCTTTGCCAGGAGCAACTCTCATTCTAATTCCGAATATATCTCTTGCAAAATTAATCTTATCTAAATCATCTATTAATCGTTTAGCATTGAAAGCAGATTTATTAGATGTATTAAATATTTCTAAAATTTCTTTTGAAACTAAATCAAAATAATTTGTGTCAGTTAAAGCTTTAGACCAGTCCACATCCTTATTTGGAAAAGGCAGATGACTTAAACTTGGTATGTGATCTTCGTTAAACTCTTCTTCTAAAATTGATAGATAAGCATTCTCTGGAGACATGCCATCCATAACTTTTGAATTATAACTCTGTAAGATAAACTGTTCTTTATTAGCAATAGCTGCTGCAATAGCTTGACCTTTTTTACCTTTAACAGTTGATATATTTCTTATGTTGGAATTAATCAGTTTTGAATAAAATTGGTAATCTTTATGACTTTCAAAGTCTGTTTTAGCTTTATCAATAATAGCATTAAAGGCTCCTATATCCTCCATAGCCATATCTTTTAAAATATTGTTGTCCAGGATGTATGATTTTTTAATATCATTTAGTTGTTGAACTGTTTTAGCTGAATAAATTTGAGTAGTGATTGCCATATATAATTCATTATCTGTCATTCCATCTTGAGCTTTTTCAGTTAGGAAATCAGATACTTTTATAAACATTGGCTCTGTAATTAATCCATCTTCATACATGCCAAATAATTCATTAATAGTTGGTAGCTCATTCTTAAAATCTTCATCAGTTTTGTTTTTTTGAAAATTATCAATACGGACTAAAACTTCTGTAAATGCACCAATTTGAGTATCTTGTTCTCTTAATTCTTCTATTCTTGTTTTTCTATTTATTTCAGCTCTATCACTATTTCTTTTATTTTTTGCTTCTTTAACATATTCTTCAGCAGCCTCTGGTCCAACAGCTTCAATTAATGCTTCCTGGTTTTTAATAATTTCTTTAGGATTAATCTGAAGATTAGAATTTAATAATAATTTATTCTTTAAATTAGTTTTTTGTTTTACTAATGCTGCATATTCTTTATCACCAATATATTTAGCATAACCTTTGTTTTCAATTAATTTTTCAAAAGCTATAGTTCCGATTGCCATTTCAGCTTGATCTTTACTTACCATCATAGCAATACTGTCATCAAAACTTTCATTTAATCCGACTGTAAATCTATCAATATTATTTGTAGAAATTTGTCCATTAAGTTTAGCACCTAATAGAGCTGCATTTTCTGCAATCTTATTTTTTAATGTTCTTTGAACTGGTCCACTTTGACCTTCTAAAAATTTATTAAAATTACTTGGTTCTAAATCTTTTAATAATTTATTAGGAGCATCGGTATCGTAACTGTCTTTATATTTTGAATATTTCTTATCTATATCAAGTTTAATTTTTGGATATAATCTATTAACATTGTTTTGATCTTCAATAGCATACATATCTTTTTGAATATCAGCGATTGATTGAGCAACAGATGTAATAGCCGCACCTCTTTGAGTTGCTAAAGAAAATGGTAAAGCAAGAGCAGACGTTGCTGGTGTAGTGCTGTCTTGAACTTTTGCGTTGCTATTAAAAATTTCTAATTTTGCCATTATACGATAACTAATCTTCCAGCAGATTGAGATTGAGAGCCCATAGATAATAAACTTCCAGCAGCTTTCATATATTCTGTGTTAGCTGTCATCTTGCCTTTAAATTCTTCTCCTCTACCTCTAGCTTCAATTAGCATAGATTGATTAATCATATCGTTGACTGTAACTTTGCTGTTGTAATCAGAGATAGCTAAATCAAAAGATTGTAATTGTTTATTTTTTAAAGCAACAAACATTGGTGTTGTGCCAGCTCTCATTTCTGCACCAGATCTTAAAGACTGTACAAAGAAGTTTGAATATTGTTGATCTTGTTGATCTAATAATCTTGGTTTTTCAACAGAGTTATAAACTTGTTCTTTTACCGCAGCTTTTTTTCTTTCATATAAAGCCTCTTGATAGGCAACACTTGCATTATATTTACCGATTGCTTTTGCTGAACTTGCTGCTGCTAAATTACCTATGAAACTCATAAATTTTTGCCATCCTATAATAGTTAGTTTGGTCTGGACCATACATGGTCATCAAACCTTCGTTTTTTAATCCAAGCCATTCAGCAAACCGAACACCAGTTTTAAATTCTTCTTTGACTGCTGTTTGCAATCTCCAAATATTGTTATTGTTACAAAGAATATCTAATCTTTTTTTAACAGCCGCAGCTGATTTAATTTTGTAATCATGCGATCTTTTACTTGCCATAACCCAGCCTTCAGCAACACCATTCCATAAAGGATAAATGCCACCACACAAAATAGGATTATCATTAACCAATAAGCTATATGACAAACCAGGTACCACAATGTCGATACGATTTTCTGAAAAACTTGCATCTATATCCATTAATTTATCATTCATTCCGAATGCAATTAATTCATCTCCATGTTTAGTTTCGTAAGGAACAACTTTAAAATTAGCCATCCGATGTAACCAGAGTTGGATATATTGCTAATACTGAACAAGGCAGAGGCTGATCTTGTTTTATAAATATAAATCCATCTGAATTATAATCGTCTCTAAATTCTATTTCTTTGTCTCCAGCCAATAAAGTATCAACAGGAGAACTTAATAATGATGATGTTGTTCTGAATGGAATAGTCTCTAAGTTTGATAATGTTGGTCCAACTTTTACACCAACTGTTTCAAATAATCTTAAAACTACTTTTGAAATTCTTTTTGTTTTACTTTGAGAAGTTCCTTCAGCAGCTCCACCTTCAATTCTCATTGTTTGTAAAATACTATCGTAAGATAAACCGACACAAGCTTTAGTAACTGATCGATCTAAAGTAATTGCTCCAGAGCTTACAGTTTTGTTTGCATGTGTTGCACCATCACCTAATATTGAAACTGATTGACCTTCTAAATGAGCTAAACCACTTAATGTAGTTGTCGCAGATCCAGAGTAGGATAAGTGACTATCTAAAAATTTAAAATCTGTTGCGTCTGTTTCATCAAAATCAAAATCTGAAAAACATTCTATATATCTTTTAGTTGCACCATTAACAGTTCTCTTAACAATTATCCAAAGTTCATCCTCTGTTAAAGTTCCAGAAATAGTTGCAGCACTTTCACATACCGCATTACCACTTCCAAATACTCCACCGAAAATATGTCTTGTCCAGGCAACAACATTTTCTGATCTTTGGTAAGTTAAAGCAGCTAATACTCCATCATCTCTTACACACCAAATAATACTACCTGGTTCTTGTTGATAGACCATTTCATTAATACCAGTATTGGTAACTGTATCGTTAAGTATAGTCAGATCTGCGGCTTGATAACCATCACTATCAAAGTTGTATTGTAATTCTCTAATTTTTCTTTTTGCTTTTTGTAAAAATAAAATGGCATTTCCAGCTGGAATAGCATCAACATTAGCTGCTCCGAAAGAAGATTGTCTTTTAATTGTTACATTAGTAGGAGTTATAGAGGCATCTGTTCCATCTGCGGATACAGTAAATTCACCTCCTGTTGTTCCAATTACTAAAGTTCTAACCGCCTTCATATATCTAATGGCATTAACTTGATTTGATGCAATCGTATAAACCATAGCATCATCGGCATTTGTGCCAGTAGTCATATTTTCGTAATCACCAGCTTTAGAAAAAAATAAAGTTTGTGGCTCATCTGTAGTTCCAGCAAATACTAATCTTTGTTCAAAAAATGAAACACAAGAAGGATGTCCAGTTGTATCTGAAAAAGCACCTAGACTAAAAGCAACTGTTGCAGCTGTACTCGCAAAGGCTGTTGTAATTGTTGCAACTGCTACTGTTGCATTTGTTCTGGCTGTTATCTTTGCCTTACCACTATTGAAAGATATTATTCTTCCAACATCTGTTGCAAGCCAACCTACTCCACCATTAATTCCAGTAATTGCAGAAGCAGTTATATTTACACCAGTTCCAACACCAGCAGAAGCTGGAGTTAAAGTTGTTGTTGATATATTTGTTGCAAGATAAGGACCATCTGTGAAAGCTACTTCAATTAATGTCCAAGCAGTATGACCAGTTCTTGATAACTTCATCGTCTCATGATTGGGATGAGTTATGTACATCACATCAGCAGATTGAGCGAATTTTATTTCAAATAATTCTGCTGTTAAATAAGGTGAAGATATTTCGTAAGCTGAACCACCACTTAATATCTGTCCTTTATCTTTATAAAATCTAATATAAGTATTTCCAAATTCCAAAACATAAGTTTGAGTTGTTGAAAATTCAAAAGGAATTAATCTTGTTTTTAAAGAAGATGTTTTAACTTCAGCAATATATTGAGTTCCAACTCTTCTTGTAGCCGCTCCTTGAGGATGTACTAAAAAGTTCTCAAGAGTTTTTGCTCCAGAACTATACTTATCAAAATCTGTTCTACCATCCATCTTTGGAGAAAATTCTCCTGATACAAATGATGTTAAAGCTAGTGTTGTTCTTGGCATATTTTTTTAAAAATTTCTTGTTGAGTTAGACCTTGTTCTTCTTTTTTACATTTAGTAATTGGATCAATCTCATCTTCATTAATAATTTCTACTAATACGTATCGATAAACTTTTGTGTCATCTCCCCATTGAAAATGAAGCAATGATTTAGGATCTGAATATTTTTCTAAAAGCCTTGGATCAAAAGCTGATTTGGTCATTATAACCTGGCATCAATAAATTCATTAGCTTCAATAGTTCCTAAAGAATTTTCTGTTGCGTCTATAAATCTTGCTTCTCTTAATCGTTCATCTGCGTTAGTTAAATAATTTTTTGCTAGTGTTGCATTATTTGTGATTGCATAAGCTATGTCCGCTGCCAACATTGCTGCAATACTTTCTTGAAGATACACATCATAATTATTTGGATCGGTATCTAAAGCTATATAAATTAAATAAATTGTTCCTTCATCAGATACAATATTTCTACCTTCTAATTTGTAATCTAAAGCTGAAGCAATACTGTCTGTTGTTCCATTGTGAATTTTTAATACTCTTAAACAATCTGAAGGAAGAGCATAGGCATAGCTATATTCAATAACAGGAGCTGTGCTGTTTTGAGCTAATTGCACTCTTTTATGCAAGCAATTCCAGGCATGACTTCTAAATACTCTATTTCTAATAGGCTCATATCTTTGATTACATATTCTGGCATTTTTACTGTCATCAGTTAATGCTGAAATTGTTGAGGCTCCTAATAAGTTAAGAGCTGAATTACACATTGAAATTACACTTGCCATTATATTTTTTCCATTTTGATTTCTTTACATTCAATTTTAACAGCTAGTCTGCTGTCATTGATGTTTTCTACTGTTAAACTATTTAAACTTTCGTAAGCTTTGACATAACCCATCTTTACACATGAATAATGATCTTTAAATTCTGCAAGATATTGAGCATCATAACAATAAGGTTCTCCAGCAAAGCTACAAAGATGGAGAATTAAAATAAATTTTGTCATTATAAATACCTGGCAGATTTCTCCGCCAGGCATAATTTTTTTGGACTATTCTACTGTGTAGTAACAAGCAAAATAAATAGTACCTGTGATAGTTGCACCACCAGTCGTAATTATAATGTCGGTTTCCGCAGTAGTTCTATATCCTAGACCTGCAACAGCTGTGTTAGCAGCAGTTGATCCGCCTAGCATAGATTGAACTTGTCCAGCAGCATTCCAAGTACCAACAACAGCTAAATATCTTTCATCATCGCCAGCATCGCCAACTTTTAAAGTTGAAGAGCCACCTAAAGCATCTGCTTTAACGATAACATCCATAATAGTTGCATCTTTTGGTATTCTTGCAATTGTAATATCTGAACCAGAAACTAAAGAAGCAGCTTCGTAAGTATCGTAAGCTACTCTTAATTTTCCACCAGACATTTCGCTATCCACTTTTACAATTGGAGTAGCAGTTATATTAGTGTGATTTACACCTTTTACACTTGACATGATTTATATCTCCTATTGATTAAGCTTCATGAGCTTCGATTGTTACAACTTTTTCTTCTTCCATTCTTGTCGCACCGATAGTTTGACAAACATAGATTTGAGTTGCGTATCCTTTGTCAGATCTCTCATCAATTCTTGTCATCAAGTCTTGACCTAGAGCCATCTTCACACCATCCATTGCCCAAACTAGACAAAGTCTTTTAGATGACGCAACAGATAATCTGTTAGATACGATAAAGTTGAAGCCTAGAAACGAAGTAACTTCTCCGTTTGCTAAAGCTTTTACTGTATTGAAATCACTAGATGTTACTTCAGTAGTTCCTAACAAATCAGTAATTTGTTTTGGAGATACCGCAATATATCTTGCGATTGAAGGATCAACATTTCCAGCATCCATAAGTTCTTTTGCAGATCTTAATTTTGCGATTGTTAATCCAGCGGTTCCGCTTTCAGTTATCTTTTGTGCGGTTGGAAGAGCAGTAGCTGTTGAGCCAGTCTCTCCTGTATATGCAGTTCCAGATATTGCAGTTATGATCGCATCATCTTGAGCTCTACCTAATGCGTAAGCAGCAGCAGAAGCATAAGCTGATGTCGGATCGATTAGAGTTCTAATCTTATCTTGATTATCGATAAGATCCGCATACTCATAATCTTCAAGTGAAACTCTACGTCTTGAGTGAGGAGTATCCACCTGTGGGGTGTCTGAATGCCGAGTAGTTCTTTTGACAGCAGTTGCACTTCCAACTTGGTCAAAGAAACTATTTTTACCGACAACAGTTTCTACATCAACAGCAGGTCTCAATAGAGAACCTTTTTGTTGTGATAGCATTTGTACATTATTTGAATATTGCTGTACAAAAGCTGTAGTAATTTGACTAGACATAATTTCTAATCTCCTTATTTGTTATGGTTGATTTAATCGACTTGGTTGTCTCCAGAATGGAGTTCGCATCTGTAAATTTTAAGACTTCACTTTGTCTTTCTTCTTAGAGGTTTCGCATTTGCAAAGTTGTCTCTTTGAATTTATTGTCCAATTAAAATAATTTTGAGCTATTGGTAGAGGATCTCTTCGATCATTCTCTGCTCCAAATTCAGTTGCTAATCTTAAACATTCAAGTCTAATTTCAACTTCTGTAATTATTTCTTTTGGTTCAAACTTTTCATTAGCCATTAAGCATTTCTCTTAACTTCAACACTTCTTGAACTGATTTTTGATGATTGGGATGTGTCTTGCTCCAATAAGCAGAACCTTCTTGTGTTAGTTCGTTAATTTCTTTTTCAATGTCTTTGGCTGTCATGTATTCAGATCCATCACCTTTAATGATTTCATCTTCGGATAATTTTTCAGCTAATTGAGAAAAAGCTTTTATGACTTTGATATTGTCTCCAAGTCTTGATCCATCTTTTAAAAAAGTATTTTCTAAAAATTCAGATCCTAGAGAATTAACAGCAAGTCTTTTTGCTTGATCTAATCTTTTAGCAAACTGTGGTCCATACTCTTTTTTAAGTTCAGTCTCTGTCGCTAATTGACCTTGAGCAGCAGCTTCTTCTTGAGTTGCAGCAACATTGCCATTCATCTCATTATAAAATTTAATTAAGCCTTCAGCTTGTTTAGGCAGCAAGCCTAATTTATGAGCTGTTTTATTAAATTCTGATACTTGAGCTGGATCCATTTCTTGGTCCTTGATGTCATACTTATAATCATCTGGACTTTCTGGAGCACCCAATTTTTTAAAGACTTCATTCCAATCCTCATCGGTTGCATGTTTGTTAGGAATAGGAATTTTATCCTGTCCAACTAACTTTTGTGCATGGAGATAACTTTTTACGAAATCTTCCATGTTGTTAAAATTATCCAGAGATTTTTCTTCTCTGAAACTTTCAGGAATTAAATCTTTAAAATTCGTTTCCTGGTTAATTACCGCAGCTGTTGTCGCAGTATTCTCTTGAACAACATCTATCGGTTGTTCAGATTGCACCTCTGGTGCAGTTGTCTGATTTTCCATTAATTTACCTATGGGTTATTTTGATTTAAGCATTGCTCTAATGAAGAGAGAGATTGATCTCTGTCCTTCTAAAAAAGCGGTCTCATGACTGTTATCTTTTGAGAAAGTAGTCGAACTCTCATGACATCTTATTGAGATGTCCTCTAAAACTCTTTTGCCTTCATCTGATCCAAAAACTATTTTGTAATCATTTCTAAGCTGTTCAATTTTCTTTTGAATTTCTTTATTGTGATCCATTTAAAACTTCTTTAGCCATCGGTGCTGCATTTTTAGCTATTTGGCTTTCTGCTAATTGTTGTTGTTGTTCAGCCATTTTTGCTTCTTGTTGAGCTCTTTCTTCTCTGATTTCTTGAACTTCAACATCGGATTTAATTACTTTTGCTGGTAAGCCTAGAATTGAAATAATTTGTTTAACTAATCCATTCTCATCTATGTAATCCATGACAGGCATTGTTTGAGCAAGTGAACCAAATATTTCTAATCCTCTCATTAATGATTGTAGCTCTTGTCCTCTTTGAGCTAAAGCCATCGGTGATACAAATTCTATTTTTAATTCTTGTTGTTGTAAAATATCTGGAGCCTCTGTAAATAATTGACCTCTTAATAAAATATTAAATACTCTTGTAATTAATGGAGATAACAATTCGGATTGTAATCTACCTAAGACTGGTCCTAAGATCCGCATTTTTTCTTCTTGTCTTTGTAAAACTTCTGTCGCTGTCATGTTTCTGTTTTCAGTTACAACTAACTGATCGATATGAAACATTTTATTAATTGCATCTCTTCTTTGATTTTCATTAGCTAAAGATACCGCAACATTGGATTGAATATTTAAAGGAGTTATAGTGTCTCTTGATCCAGCTCTAAAAAAATTGATTGAACCTGGACTCATTCTTATTGGAGCAAGCATGCTATCATCCGAAACTAATAAAGGTGGATCGATCATCTTTGCAGCAGCTTTTAAACTGTTCTCTACCATTTTATTTAAAACTTTTACGTCTGGCAAAGCATTCATTCCAGGTGATCTTCCATACTGTTCAGTAGAAGCTTTTAAGTATCTTGGAATAACATAAGGATTTTCTAAAAACCCACCATTAGAAATTATATGTCCACTACCATATTCAAAGTAAATACTTTCAAATGGCATATTCTTTTTATCTTTTTTCTTTGGATCAAAATCTGGTCTTGGTCTTACAACATGGACAACTTCAATATCATCAAATGGATTTTTGGTTGCTGTGTTTTGAGTTTCTTTAGATACATTTTCAAAACCAAATTTAGAAACAACAGCTTGAGCTGGCATTTTAAATCTTCTGTATAAAGTATCGACAAAACCTTTTTTATTTTCTTGGATATAAATTTCTTTAATGTGTCTGGCAGAGAAGTTTAAAACATCTTCTTGATCTTCTTCAATCATTAAGCATGAAGTACCGAATGCAATTAAATCATGATAACATTCAAATATCTCTTGCTGAAAGTTTGATTTAGAAATGACATCGTACATCCGCTGTTCGGAATCTTCTAACCATTCCTTCGCCTCATCGTTTTCGTTTAAACTTGTTTCTTTAAACCTTAGTGTGAACCATCTATTGGCAGATGATGTCAACATACCATGCAGAGATGCTGCCAAAAGCTCTAGTGCGTGAACTGCGGTTGCATCAAAAATTAGCGTATTACGCTTGTCGCCTCTTGCTCGTTCTTTTGTGATCTCTGCTTTTCTAGGTAACATTAAGTCGGATACTTCTTGCCAATGGCTTTCCCAGTTGGATCGTTTCTCCATTAACCTAGATAGGTTGTCTTTTAGCTGTTTAGCCAAAACTCTAAATTCTTGTGCTTGCATATTATCCTAATAGGACTTTTTTACTTAAAGTCGCTTTAGTGTTATCTCCAGTAACTGAAGTTAAAATTGTTTTTGTTTTTCTGCCTCTTTTTCTGGCAAGAGCTAATTCTTCTGTTGTCAAATTAGAATTATCCATTTCAATATCAGTTGGTCCTTGAGCTGAAATTAAATCAGATTTAACTAAAGAGTTATCCATTTGACTTTTAACTTTTGGTTGTTCAATAGATTTACCAGTCCTTGCATCGCTTGGACCATCATTATTTCTATCACCAAAACCATTAACAGAACTTTTACTTTTTGATCCTTGATAGTCTGAAGTTCCTATTGCAACATTGTTAGCTTTATTAGTTTTATAATTTTCTTTTGCTTTGCCAACTCCAGCTGCTATTCCTCTAACAACCATTCCTGTAACTCCACCTTTAGAAATAAAATCTACTATACCACCTTGACCTCTTGTCTTGGTTACTGTTGATCTTTTTTTAGCAGGAGCATCTGAACTTCCACTATTACCACTTGGACTATAACCACCCATCTATTATCCTAATAAAGTTTTCTTATTAATGTTAGCATCTTCAATCTCATTCAAGCCTGTGCCTGTAAGTATTGTTGATCTTCTACCTTTTCTTTTTCTTTCAGAGGCTAGTAGTTCTGCTTCAGCAGCAGCATCTCTTTCTGCATCTTCATAAGCTGGAACATCAACTGGTTCTGGCATAATGATTGCAGGTGGAGCTGGAATTTTTGGTTTAAATATTGAACCCATAATTATAGTACCTTGTAATTTGTGTCTGTTGTTATTTGTCTTTGTGTTTGATTAAATTTAGTTTCTTGTATTCCTGTTGCTAGAACTCTTAAAGAATCCGCCATGTGGCTTGACCAATCATGGACTGGTTTTATTTTGTAAGTTCTTTCTTTATCTGAAAACTTACGATGATAGTGTCTTAAAGCATTTATTAATTTTGAGCAGTTATCGACATCAATTAAACATCTTGGTAGCAACATTTTTACCGCATGTATTCCATCTTCTACTAAAATTTTTGGTGCGGTTTTAAAACGTAACCCCATTTGATACGCAACTTCTCTTCTAGTTTTACCAGTAGAAAATTCTGTTTGTTCTAAATCATGTGGTCCATAGTTTTGACCAATGACATAATCTTTTTCTTTTATAACTTGAGCATAATGTGGAAATGCCTCATTAGTGTTTTCATAGCAATCAACAATATGGATCATGTGTCCAATCTGTTGAAAAAATATTAAACTGGTGGCATCGTTGTAGCCAAGATCCCAGGCAATATTTACCTGATAACTTGGATCTATTGGAACTCTTGTAATCTGCTTTTTGTCCTCCAAAGAGGCAATAATATCGCCATAAATTGAACCTTGTATATTGCCGATAAATGAACATTCAAATTCTTGAGAATATTTTTGAGCACCCATCACAGCTAAAGCTGCTGCTAATTCATCATCATCAACTATCTTTGTTTCACTAGCTTTCGCTACATAGAGAAACCAATTAGGATCACCTTGTGCTTTTTGATAATAATCATAAAAAAGATTTGCCATACCTTTTGGTGTTCCAACCAAAATCATAAAACCTTTTCTATCAGAAAGTGCTGGAGTTATAACTTCTGAAAGCAGCTCACTATTAATTTGAGCGGTCTCGTCAATTATGACGCCATTTAAGTAGATTCCACGGATCGAATCTGGATTCTCACTAGACAATAAAGTTATCCTAGATCCATTTATAAAATCAGCTCTTAACTCTGTCTGATTATATTTCATTCCTGGAATATTTTTTGTAAAATAAACTAGGTAATCAAAAGCAATTTTTTTGGCTTGAGAATAAGTTGGTGCTATGTACGCAAATCTTGGTTGATGATCTTTACAGGTCATACAACTTTTTATAAGATGGTTAATACATAAAACTGTTTTTCCGAATCTTCTGTGGCAGCAAAGCAAACTGTATCTAAACTTATCTAAATTCTCATGGATGTAAGCTTGAGCCTTCCTAGGCTTATAAGGTATTATAACTTGCATTAGTGAAAAGTAGGAGCACCTTCTTGATACCAATACTTCATCTTAATTTTAGCAAATACAAAATCCGCAAACTCTTTAATATCTTTTTGTTCTTCAAAACCATCAAAGCTAACTACAAGCTCATTGTTATAAGTTGAAAAGCTACTTGCTGATATGTTTCTGAATTTATTTTTAGTTAGTTTGTTCATGTGTTTGTGCCTGTGCTTGATCGATGAATATATACGTATAAGTACCCAGTCCGAATTTGTGGTGTAGTGCCTTTTCCAGCAAACTTAATTTTGTTTTCCAGGAGAAATCAGTTATTTATTTTGGTTACAAGATAGTGAGTCCTGTACTCTATCTAATAAAATCAAAGAGAGTAGTCGGTACGGTACTAAGATTGGTACTGGTTAGATTTAATTATACAACTTAGCCTAACCTCATGACGCAAGGCTTAACTTTGTTTGTTCTCTGTAATACCTATCTCTTCAACAGTCTTAATCTCATGATCGAAAGTCTTATCATCGCTGTTATCATTAGTGCTCCACTTAATCTCAATAGTCGTATCAGTCTTAACTTCTTGTCGATCACCATAAACTGGAATTAGTTTGGATGCTAACCACTTGGCTAATCCAACCTTCTCTCTAACAATCATGATGTTACGATTGTCAGCATGTTCCAACTCATCCATGGCTTTCTCAATATATGATTGAGCACCGATGCGTCTAGCATCCTGAATGCTGTTGGCAAATTCTTTGTGTTTGGCAATCCAGTTGTAAATTTTAGTTAATGAAGGCATATCTTTTTCTTTAGCAATTCTGCTCAAAGGAATACCAATCATTAATTCATGACAGATCTTTTTCGTTATTTTGTCGTTTAATACTAGCTCTTTGCTCATTGTATTTAATTATGTTTTTGGCTGAATTTAATTTACCTTCTTTAGTCTTTGGTCCAGAACTATATCCCCCATGTACTTTGCAACGAATGCTTCCATTCTTACAAACTATTCCTGGAGCTCTGCAAGGTCTCTTTCCTTGTTTCGTTAATGTATCGCAAGGTAGTTTGAATTTCATTGTTACTAAAATCTGTATGAAGAAAAAAAAAGAGAAAAAAAATATGAATTAAAACAGTTTATATTATTCTGTTTTTAAAGCAGTTACTTTTATTATACAGCTGCTAGATAACTTTTCAATTATTATTTTATCCTATGTGGATTATTTATTTTTTTTATATGAGGATATATAAATTAGTTAAACTTTTTGTCGAAGATGTCAATACTTGTTACAATAACTTTATTTGATAGCTTATCCAATACTGTATCATACATTCGTTTAACAGTTGTTCGATGAAAACCAAAATACTTTCCTATACTGGTCCACTTGCTCCTGTTTGCTTTCATCCAATAAATCTTTCTCATGAGTAAAGGATCATCCGTTACATCTGTTTCAATCATTAACAATAGATCTATTGCTGTATCATAATTGGTCAGTTGCCTTGGAGTGGCTCTTAATTTTAATTTAGTCTCAACGTAGTAACCCCAATCCTTTTTATTATAATAAGTTTCAAGAGCCTGGTACATACTAGGACATCTATTATTATTTGGCTTGGTAAGAAATCTCTCACAGATAGCAGCATCTTCCAGAATATTAACAATATTCCTTCTCACCTTGAGATAGATATTTAGATCATGCTCTATTTTTGATAACTTCATCTAATTTCCATGGATACATTAATTGACTTTTTTTAATCTTTTTAAGTTCTACTGTTGGCAAATCTTCCAGCTGGTCATAGAGCTCATGCTGGTCCAATGTTGGATATAAGTAATCTGTTTTTAATTCTTTTGAATGTACTTCCTGGAAGTGCTTTCCTAATGTTTTAAATCCTATGTTTGAAAACTTTTTAAATCCTATACTCTCAAGAAAATGTTTGTG